TTTAGTCAAGATAGAGAAGTATTCGATACTATGGATGAAGTTAAATATACTTACTATGATTCAGATTCAGCATAATAACCATTATAAATAAAACTAACCACAGATACGGACTTAGCAATGGCAAGACAAAACATTAATAAAGGCACTACAGCCAATGATGGTACAGGCGATACGCTTAGGATCGCTGCCGGTAAAATAAACGATAACTTTGGAGAATTGTACCAGCTTCTAGGTGGTGATAGTGCTCAAGTTACCTCAAAGATGTCTTTATCAGATAACGGTTTAATCTACAAAGGTCTTACATATGACACTACATTAGGTTTCATAGAAGGATCTGCTGCAGTATCACTTAACCTTCCTGATGAAAGTGGTACTCTTGCTCTTGTAGGTGGTACTCAAACACTTGTTAATAAAACATTAACAGTTCCTGTTTTAACTTCTCCTCAGATTAATGATACATCAGCTGATCATCAGTACTTAGTAGGTGTAAGTGAGTTAGCTGCAGATAGAACAATTACATTACCGTTACTTGCAACAAACGATGAGTTTACATTTAACGCTCATACTCAGACGCTAACAAATAAAACACTAACATCTCCAAGCCTTGTAACTCCTAAGATTACAACTGCGATTAATGATGCTAATAATGCAGAGATTATTAAACTAGCCCCTACATCATCTGCTGTAAATGAGATTCAGATTAGTAACGCAGCAACTAATGGAGTTCCTCAAGTCGCAGCAGTAGGTACAGACACTAATGTTAGTTTAGGGTTGTCAGGTACAGGTACTGGTCTTGTAGAAATACAGACAGGTGTCACATATAAATCAGAAACTGTTAACGCTAGTGCTCAAGCTATTAGTTTAGCACGTACAATGTCTATATTTAATTTAGGTTCAACCTCTACAGCCACACTTGCTGATGGTACTGAAGTAGGACAAACAAAAACATTTGTTAATAGAGCTGCAGGAGCTGTTACCGTGACTCCTACAACATTTTTTAACGGTACTAGCTTTACAGTAAAACAATACGGTATAGTAAACTGTGTATGGATTGATAATACAGATGGGTGGATGTTAATGATGCCTAAATTGTATACATCAAGTGACACTGACGCACTATACTATATAACAGCATAAGAGATATAACATGCCAGCAATTATTACAGATAGATTCAAAAAAGAGATTCTTTTAAACCTTCAAAAAGATATTGATAGCGCAGCTAACAATTATTATGTCTCTGTAGGTAGACCTATTGATTGGAATGGAACTGACACTGCTCCAACACCTACTAATGCTATTAGAACAATTCGTGATGCTCAAAATAATATGACAGCGGTTAAGAACGTTGAAGCTCATTCATTTGTTATACCTAGATACACATGGTCTTTAGGAGCAATCTATCAAGCTTATAATGATAACTCAGTGGGACATCCAACAAATAGTTTCTATGTTATCACAGATGAGAATAACATTTATGTCTGTCTTGAAGCGGGTCAAACTGCTTTAGGTCAATCAGTCACATCAACAGTAAAACCTACTGGTACTCTTACAACGGCATTCGAAACTGCTGACGGGTATGTGTGGAAGTTCTTATACTCAGTTGGTGCTTTGAGAGCATCACAATTCTTATCAGCTAACTTTATGCCTGTAACTAAGTTTGGGCCATTTGACTCTGATGATGCTGCTGACCATGTTGAGCAGGTGGGTATTCAAAACGCGGCTTCAGGTGGTGAAGTTGTAGGTTATCAAGTACTATCTGGAGGTTCTGGCTATACAACAGTACCTACAGTTAAAGTTGTAGGTAACGGAGTAGCTGCAAATGCTACAGCTACTATTAGTGGTGGTGCTGTAACAAAGATTAATGTAAAAGATTCTGATGGTAATAAAGCTCATGGTAGAAACTTTACACAAGCTTACGTAACAATTGAAGGTGGTAATGGTTCTGGCGCAATAGCAAGACCTATTATTGGACCTGCAGCCGGTTTCGGAGCTGATCCAAGAGATGATCTTAAGGCAACAGCAATGATGTTTACAGCAAAACCAGCTGGTGATGAAGGATCTAACTGGGTAATTGGAAACGACTTTAGACAAGTTACTCTTATTAAAAATATAGAAGTACCAGGTGCAGATACTCTATATTCAGGTGTTACTGGTAATGCATTAAGACGTATGAAGTTCTCTGCTATTACCTCAGACTTCTCTCCAGATAAAACTATTTCAGGTGTATCAGGAGCAAAGGCTTATGTTGTAAAAACAGACTCAGATGAGGTTTGGTATATTCAAGATTCAGACACTGGATTTCAACCGTTTAGAGAAAGCGAAGTTATATCTGAAATTGATGGCTCCGGAGCTGGTACGCTTGATGACTCAAGTGTAGACGGTGATTCTTTCGCGTATATAAATGGAGATGTAGATACATCTACAGGTGAAATAATGTATATAGATAATAGAGCAGCAATACAAAGATCAGCAGATCAAACAGAAGATATAAAAATTATTATCCAACTTTAATGGAAGACTAATATGGTAAAAGCATTTACATCCGAAATATTCTCATCTACATATAGAGATGATTTTACAGACAGCGACAACTTCCACAGGATTCTATTTAATAGTGGCCGTGCATTGCAGGCTCGTGAGCTTACCCAGTTGCAAACTATTATGCAAAAAGAGCTTGGACGATTAGGTAAGCATATATTTAAAGAAGGTGCATCTGTAAATCCAGGTGGAGTCACTGTGAATAATGAATATGAATTTATTAAATTAGACACAACAACTCTTCCGCTTCCTGCTAATATTAATGATATTGTAGGAGTAGAGTTTACTTCTGATAGTTTAACTAAGTTTAAAGTGCTTGAAGTGGTTGCTGCAACAGCAACAGATCCTGCTACACTATATGTTACTTACACAGATACAAAAACATCTACAGCAAGTTCAACTAATTCAGCTCCTGTAAGAGTATTAGCTGGTGAAGCTATAGGTTCTACTAACCATGACTTAGCTGTTCAAGGAACTAATACTGTAACAAACCCTGCTGTAGGTCTAGGAACTAAAGCTTCTATCCATGCAGGTGATTTCTTTGCTCAAGAACACTTTGTCTTTGCTAGACAACAGTCGCTGATTATATCCAAGTATACATCTAATCCAGATGTTAGACTGGGTTTCAAAGTTACTCAAGATATTGTTACATCATCTGATGATAACTCATTGTTTGATAATCAAGGCGCTACTCCTAATTTAGCGTCTCCAGGTGCAGATAGGTATCGAATAAATTTAACTATTGCTGATAAAGCATATGTAGATTCAGATGAAAACTTTATTGAAGTTGTTAATATTGTTGGAGGATTTATTCAATCTCAAGTGGGCGCTACTGGCAATTATAATGAAATAGCAAATGCTATGGCTCAAAGGACTAAAGAAGAGTCTGGTGATTATATAGTAAAACCTTTCGAGCTCGAATTTGAAACAGGTGACTCCGATACAAGTAAGATAAACTATGTAGTAAGTCCTGGTATAGGGTATGTAGATGGCTATAGGGTTGCTACTTCTGGTCAAACAGCTATAGTTGTATCTAAACCTCGATCAACAATTGCAGCAAATAATGAAGTAGTCGCTGCTAACTATGGTAGTTATGTTGTAGTATCAGGTGGTAAAGGCATCCCTAATATTAACGAACTTCAAATTATGGACTTACAAAACGCTGTAACCTACGGCGGATCGACAATTGGTACAGCTAGAGTTCGTCATGTAGAAGAAGATGGCGCTAACCATAGATTATATCTGTTTGACATTGCTATGAATTCAGGTCAGAACTTTGCTGATGTAAAATCTATAGGTACTAGCAACACTAACTTTTTTAACTTGGTTTTAGAAGTTAGTAAAGCAGTTTTAAAAGACGCTGCAAACAGCTCTTTATTATTTGAATTACCTAATACTAGACCTCAGTCTGTATCAGATATATCTCTTACCGTGCAAAGAAGGTTTACTATACCAGACACAGGTGCTTTAGGCACAGGGACTTTACAAGTTCCGGCTAATGGAGAAACCTTTGCAGATTTAAATCTGTGGGTGATGGGAGCAGCTGATTCAGATATAGAAGTACCAACAACAATTACCGGAGCAGGAACTAACACTGTAGATATAACAGGAATTGCTAAAAACAAAACGGGTGGCTCTTATGAAGTGCTTGCTTATGTTAATAAAGCAGCTAGTACAATAAGAACTAAAACTCTTACAGAAAGAACTCAAACATTCACTACAGCTACAGATGCTGATAGTGACGGCAGTAGTAATATAACAGGCTATACTTTTGATAAACCAGATATCTTCTCATTTGAAATTATTGCTGCTACAGACTCCGCAGGTGAAGATAAAACAGCCATATTTGAAGCAGATAATGGTCAAAGAGATAACTTCTACACTAACGGTAAGCTGAATCTAATTACAGGTAACACCCCACCTACTACTCTTTTTGTTAAATACAAGCATTTTGAACATGGCTCAGGAGGTGACTTCTTTGCAGTTAACTCTTACACAGGTCAGGTTAACTATGAAGATATTCCTAACTTTACTAGATCTAATGGAGATGTAATTAATTTACGTAACGTTATTGATTTTAGACCTGTAGTTGCTACAGACGGTACATTTGGATCTGGATCTAAAATTAACGAATTGCCAAGACCTACTGATCTTATTACAATGGATATTAACTACTATATGGGTCAAGCTGCTAAAGTAGTTATAGGTAACAATGGACAGTTACAAGTAATAAAAGGTGATGCTGCTATTATACCTGAATTACCTAAGTCTCCAGAGAATACATTAGATTTATTTAACATAGTTATGAATCCGTTCATGATAGATGATAATGATATCAACAGTGAGCAGCTTACATATAAGCGATTTACAATGGCTGATATAGGTAAGCTAGAACAGCGAGTATCAACTTTAGAAGAAACAACTGCTCTTTCATTATTAGAATTAGAAACGTCTAATTTTGATATATTTGATGCTAACGGTCTTAGCCGTACTAAGTCAGGTTTCTTTGTAGATAACTTTGCTGATCAACAAAGAACGTTTACAGCAAGCCTTGAATCTAAATCAGCTATTGATCCAGTATTACAGAGTATGAGACCGCAATTTAGTAATAGAAATACTAACCTCTTCTATGATAGTGATGCTACTGATAACTTTAATGTACGTGTTAGAGGTGACAATATCATGCTTGATTACGATGATGTTGATTATATCTCTAATGCGTTTATGACAGGTATTGAAAATGTTAACCCATTCTCTGTTGTATTAAAAAGAGGGGCTATAGAGCTATCTCCCACTTCAGATGAATGGTTTGATACAGAATTTACTGAGCCTATTGTTGTTGATGGTGGGTTTGTTCAAGGTAGTATTGCAGGTAGTGTCTGGAATGATTGGAGCTTTAACTGGTCTGGAGTTAAAAAGGACCTTAAAGTTGGAGAATCTTTAGGAAGTAATATAGGTAGTAACTTTACAAGCGGTACTCAGATAAAACGCACTGATAAAGAAATAAAAATTTCTGGAATTAAAACCAGTACTTCATTCATAGATGAAGAAGGTGTAGAAGTAAGTCGCGCATTCTTACCGTATATGAGAACTCGTAAGATATTCTTTAAAGCGCAAGGATTAAAACCTAATACAAGACATTATCCATTCTTTGGATTAAAAGCAGTCGACTCATGGGTTAAGAAAGAAACTTTCCAAAGATCATCTAGTGTTAATCAAGATTGGAGTACAGGTTATAATAAACTTACTGCACATCCAGATGGTAATACAGCTGTATTAGAGACAAACGCTGACGGTGAACTATCAGGTTCTTTCTTCTTACCTAATACAAAAGACATTAAGTTTACGTCTGGTGACAAAGCATTTACCTTAATTGATATTAGTAAAAATAATGAAGAAGATTGTACTTCTATTGCAACCGCTAAATATTATGCTCAAGGTGTACTAGTTCATAGACAACAAACAGTCCTATCTACTAGAACAGTTGATCTAGAAGTAACAACAAGTACAACAGTTGTAGGTGTTGTTCAAGGTACTAACTATCCTGGTGGCAGTAATAATAATGATAATGATAATAACCCTACAGGTCCTGGAGTAACATATTATGGAACTGGATCTAATCAATTTTATGTTCAAAATAAGCCGTATGCTGGTCATCCTCCAGGTGTAGGGTTTCAAACTAAAAAACCTAAACCTAATAACACTTGCTTTTTTGATCCGTTAGCTCAATCATTCACGGTTGCTGAAACTTCTGGAGTGTTTATTACTAAGATACAAGTAAGATTCCAATCTAAACCAGCTACAGGTAAAACACCAGTTGTTGCTCAATTAAGACCGATGGTTAATGGTATACCTTCTTCAGATGAAGCAGTACCAGGCTCAACAGTGTTTAAGAGTCCAGATGCAATTACAGTATCAGAAGACGGTTCTGCAATCACAACATTTATTTTAGAAGAGCCAGTATATCTATCAGGTGATCAAGAGTATAGTATAGTGCTACTGTCTGACTCTGATGAATATAATGTGTATGTTGCTGAGGCTGGAGAGTTTATTCTAGGATCAACTGAGAAAAAATTAACTAGGCAGGCTACATTAGGTTCACTCTTTAAATCTCAAAATGGTAGAACTTGGGAGCCAGATCAGACTAAAGACTTAACATTTAATTTGGTTCGTGCAAACTTTGCTGCAGGCGGTACTGTGATTTTGCAGAATAGTAGTCCATCAAGTGTTAATGCTTCAAATGTATTAAAAATTACAGATGGTTCTAACTCAGTACAAGTATTCTTACCTGATCATGGTTTTATTGTAGGTAGTAAAGTTCAGATCACAGGTGCTGCAGCAATAGATAATGTTCCAGATACTCAGCTAAATGTAGTTCATACTGTTACACATGTTACAGGAGATGAGTTTAAATTTGCTGTAGCTACAGTTGCTGATTCAACTACTATAGGTGGCGGAGATATTATTATTGAAAGACAGCATATGTTTGAACTTGCAAGAGTAGGAGTAGAAAATATACTACCTCCTGCGACTGCTATAAACGCTAGTGCTAGATTAACAAGTGGTAAGTCAACCGCTGGTACAGAAACAGCTGAGCAAGTGGATACAGTCTATACTCCTATTGCTATTAACAAAAATGTATACTTTAATAATCCTAAACTTCTTGCTACTTCTAGAAATGAAACAGATAGGATGTCAGGTGCACCTTCAGCTTTAATTAAGCTTGAATTAGCTGCAGGTAATTCTTTTGTATCACCAGTTGTTGATTTACAGAGAACATCTCTTACAACTGTACATAACAGAATTGATAATAATAATGCGTTTAACAGTGTTGCAGAAACAAACTCAATAGGTGGTACAACATTAGCTAAGCACGTTACAAAACCTGTAACTCTTTCAGAAAAAGCTAGAGGGTTAAAGATATTACTATCTGCTAATAAACCATCTACTAGTGGTTTTGATGTTTACTTTAGAACGAATAGTGGGGGAGATTTATTAACATCTTCATATACATTAATAGCTCCTGAAACAGGAATACCAGCAAGTGATAATCCTTTAATCTTCAGAGATTATAGATATCTACCTGGAGGTATTAACGGAACGTTAAATGATTTTGATCAATTCCAGATTAAGATAGTAATGACGTCAACCAACAACGCAAAAGTTCCTACATTTGGTGACTTGAGAGTTATAGCATTAACGGTGTAATATGAATAAAGTGAAAGTAGAAGGTCACACAGACCTTGTTCGTGATATGAATAGTGGTGCTGTTATTAGTATAAATAGTACAGAGGCTAACAATGCTAGAGAAAGAAAGCATCGACAGCAACTGGAACAACAAGAACAAAGAGAACTTAAATCTGACGTGGATCAACTTAAGAATGATATTAGTGTTATAAAAGATTTACTGACAAAATTAGCAGAGAAGTAAGATATGCCAAAGCAAATTGTAAACATTAGTGATACAGTAAAGACCTTTCAAGAGAAGGTTAACATCATCTCAGCTGATGTGGGTTGGAGAGGTAATCTTACAACCACAGAAGACTCTGATGTAGTCGGCGCGATTAATGAACATGATGCAGAGCTAGGAACAATAACTGCTGCTGCGATGGGGACTACTGCTAGTACAGTATCAACAGCTATACTAGAATTAGATACAAGACTAGACTCAATTAACGATACCC